GCAAAATTGAGCTTTCGAACGGGGTCGTCACCCCGAAGAATCTGATAAAGTCCGGCCCTTGTAAGGAATCCAACGCCATGCAAGCCCTTGGATGGATGATTCAATCCACCAAGAACACTCGGAAGATCAGGACTATGTCCCTTCTTCTGAGCGCATGCCCGGATATCCCTCCACAAGGTTCGGAAGACTCTTCGTGTTCGCGCCCAATTTTGGCGGAGGAGACGTCGTTGAATGAGGGTACGGGGGCTATCCACCTCTCCCGGATAAACCGGGATCCCCTTAGGTGGAGTCAACCTCCCCGTAGCACCTCTCCGCAATGTACCAAAGGTCAAGAGCTTGATAGGAATTATGGGGTAATTCACCATCTGACTATCAACCAGGTAACAAAAGCGTTCACAAAAGACACCTCCGACTTTCGAGACCAAAGTCTTTGTTGGATGAACAGAGGAACCAATGACACCTATGCGACGACTATACTCGTCCATTTGATACTTTTCAAGAACTGCGATCAGATCATCACCGCAGATCTTGGCAAAGCGAGAATGCTCTGCAGCCCAACCATTGAGAATACACAAAATGGTGAAGCTACAGGGGGTTCCCATTGGGGAACCACGAAGCATAATCAACTCAAGAGTGTCAGACTGTTCATCCCAACCCAAGTCGATAAGGCGGCTGGTCACCTGATTATGGAAGCGACGATCATGAGAGACAGACTTCAAGAGGTCCTTGGGATGGTACACCACAACATGACGTGGTCCCATCACACCAAGAGATCTCCCAGCTGCCTCAACGATCGGCTCAGGAACATGAGCATCTCGCATTCCATCAAGTACTGCTCTAATGGCCTCGTGATGAAATCCATCGGTTGCCTTCTTGAGGTCGGCAGAGACCAAGCGCTCGTAAGTTTCGAGATTCAAGCTCTCAACTTCACGAAGCGCAAGTCCCTCGTCGACAACAGACAATCGAGGATCATCACGGACTGTTGGAAACAGAGCAGACCTGGCAAGGTCACCCCCTGCAATCAGGTCACCGGATGGTACGGTAACTACACGTGTCTTCCATCCGGATTCGGCTATGGCCGAGACTCGATGATAAACTGGGTCAGTACGCTTCATGAAACGTTCAGCGCCAGAGACAACAGCCTCTGCGTGAGCAATCCATGGCGTATCTACCGCAAGTTTATCAGGTCGAATCTCGTCTATATGCTCGCAAACACCGCGAGTCAATATAGATCTCCCTTTTGTGGCCTTGTCAAGGGGTTTTGGTTCAGTGTCCTCTTTCAAATGTGCGAAGAGAGACATGAAATCCGAAACAGTTTCCTCACTCACATCTTTATGACGTTCATCATTGATGTAAGTAGTGAAACCACCCTTATGGCCGGAGAGCTCAAAGACCGAGTTGGATCCGGACTTGACACCAACCGCCTTAGAATAGGAACCTCGAGAGAACCCCTCGCACGTGTACCTACGGATAGAGGCATAATCCGTTGTGCTGAGGGGCGAGAGACTTTCGGATGTCAGGAGTTCAGCATGATCCAGTACCGCGCTCACCTTCAAACGGTTGTCGAGACACTCAGGGAGTGCCCGACCAACCGTGGAGATGGCGAGCAGGCCCATCCTAGAATAGTTACGGAACAAGAACTTCCAAATGCCCCTAGGGACATGAGGAGGCTTGCTACGCTTCATTCTGGATGTGCCAGAGACTGGAATGCCGGCATTCACCAGACACTCAATCCTGATCGCGTGGCACAGTGCCTTGATCACTTCCGCAGCCTGCGAAGCACCTCGACAAGAAACAAAGGTGCAAAGCCACTTGCGGATCACAAAGGAACCGTACTTCGACGAAGGATGAGCCCGAGAGTCACTACCTTTTACCTCTCTTGGTTCCGCCGAGACCAAAGCAGCCCACATTGGCTCCCAGAACTTGGAGACCAATGTGTACCGCTTCCGACTCACAACCGTGGTAGGGCTAAGTTGACGACCCGTCTTCGCTTTTGGCTTAGACGTGGGAGACAACTTACGTCCATGAGTATCACAAGGGATCGCTGAAAGGCGAATCCTCATGTTCCTCTCGTAGG